GCTGTGTTGCCCTGGTCCGCGCACCGCCAATTAACGGCGGAACACCACTCTACCGCCCTTCTTGGCCTTCCTAGGCTCACGCGGCAATTGCTCTACAATCACACTGCGGCCACCATGGGCAGCCGCACGACGGGCCGGCAGTAGCCTGCTGGCCGGCACTTCATAGATCTTTTCCGGCTGTGGCTGAGGCTTCTTGGTAGCCTTCTTAGTGCGAACCGAGGTAGCCTGAATCACGCGCTCTACTGCCTGGGGGGCAAGCCTTGCGCCAGTCGAGGCTTTCATGCCAAACGCATTACGAATCATACCAGAAGACAGCATACTGGCACCAGTCATGGCACCGCCAACACCAAACGCGACAGGCGCGAGAGGTCCCATGGTGGCACCTGCGGTGATAATACTTTTCCCAATGGTACCGATGCCGCCACGGATGGAGTCCCACAAATTGGCCAGAATATCAGCCACATGGTCTGGATTCTCAGTGACCAAGTACAGCCCTGCAAGATGGTCCACGGCACGGTCTAAAGCCGCCGCCGTGATAAGTGGCCGATTGCGCTCCAACAATTTATTCGAGGCGTAAGCTTCCACATGACCATTCACAGTCGAAACGAACTGTGGCGCAGCCGTGCCGGCAGGAGGCACAGCGGTAGTCACTGCACAAATGAGGCAAGTCATGGGCTCATCCAAGCTAATCCAATTGTCTTGAACGACACCATTGCCGTCGACACGCACACAAGACCGATAGTCCCAATACTTGGGACCATCGGGTGTCATGGGAGCGTTAGAACCCTTTCGGTTTGGCTCATAACGACGGCCAGGCAGCGTCTGCACATATGAAGTGGCATCGTAGAAAACATTCATCAGCGCATCCAGCACGTCAGCTATGTCGTCACCAGCAGGGACTTGGGCTTGCTCAATAGTACCACCCTGAGCATAATCATTGCTCACAGAAGTCAGCCGTTGCGAGAGACAATTGAGACGAATCTTCTCAAAAGCACCCCACTGCGTAAGAAGACCACTAAACATGCGCATAGCCATGACAGCATTATACTGCCCAACGGAACTTGTGCTCCAAAGCATGCGTCCAACTGTAGTAGGCGAAACTAAAGAGTCATTTGAAACCCAAATAGCGAACGTGCCGGAGTTAGCGGTAGACAGATCAAGGCTATAAATACCGGCGTCCAAAGGCTGCCAATATGTGGTACCACCTGTGGCCACAGTTATACTAAGAGCCTCAGGTGTGACGACTTGCCAGGTATTACCCAACCAACGGTACCAGGTGGTAAACACAAGGCCGAGTGAGGCGACAAGGCACTTAACGGCAGCAACAGAATACTGGTCAAGGTATATCCCACGACGGCCCAGCGCTTGAAAAGCCACCTGCTTGGGCCCATGCAAGGCCAACTGGTCGGTGGGCGATCCTTGGGAAGCATCCGCAGGCCGAGCGTCGATAAACTCCACTTTGTCAGCCGAGTATGACATAGAGATCGACCCTACTCCCGTACGGGTCAGCGTCTCGGCAGCCACGCCAATATTACGCATGCGCCACAAATACGCACTGCGCTGGCCAACCACGGGCACATGGTATACTTCTGTAAGAAAGGGGTGATTTGGCACCACATGGACAATCTCATTAGGAAAAAGAACCGAAGTACCAGAAATGCCCGATGGATAAGCCACATGCGTGGTAGCGTTCGGATTGGGCCCGTACACCAAAGTTGGTTCAGCACTGTATTTGGTCGGAATGCGAACTGGAGGACACTTCTCCGGAAGTGTAATAGCCGTCTCGATCATCATGACCTCCTTCTCGAATGGGTCAAGGATTTGGGTGACGGTGGCGGTTGTCATGGTAGGTAACGGAAAACGAACTCGAAAGTTTGTATTGACTCGAAAGTCTGGATATAATATTCCGAACCCGCCAGTGCGGCCCGTAGGCCTGAGCAGTGTTATAGCGCCCGGGTGTGACCCGTACTTCTCACGGCGCTACTCAATCCTTTTAGTTGTAATCTTTCAGTGCCATCCTCACCCAAAACGGATGGCAACTGAACTCCAAGAGCTGTAAGCGCGACAGATGGGCCAACCAATCTTCGACCTCATCTTCATCGCACCCATACCACCACGCCGCTTGCCGGCGCCATTCAACGTCGACAGGACTAGGGGCACCTGACGCATCAGGGCGCCACGCGGTGGCCCACTCTTCGATAGGTACACGCTTGGACCAGGCGGGATCGGCCCGAGCTTGCAACCATCCTAACAACTCCTGCGGCCACACATAGGGCCGCAAGCCTGCATAAAGTGAGGCCACGTGACGCGCTGCTG